GCCGTTGACGCCGAATGGCAAGGTGAACCGCAGAGCATTGCCGAGGCCGGAGTTGAAGAAGAACGCCAGCGAGGCGCATACCGAGCCGAGCAGTGCGCTAGAGCAGGAACTGGTGCAAATCTGGAAAGAGGTGCTGATGGTCGACAAGGTCGGCGTCAGGGACAACTTTTTCGAGCTGGGCGGCCACTCGCTGAGCGCGCTGATGTTGCTCTACAGCATAGCCGAGCGCTACCAGAAGATGGTCAGCATCCAGGCATTCTCGGTTAATCCGACCATCGAAGGTCTGTCGGAGCATCTGGTCGCATAGAAAGGGCAAGGACCTCAGCGCTGTCCTCTGCATGGTGCGGCGTTGGGATTCGCACGCCATTCAATATGATTGTCATCACTTATCGTGAGTACGCTAATCATAGGGCAGGGCGCCGACACAGGAGGCATTCACGGCGCTGCCGACGCACTTGTGCCGCCGGCGAACGCCCGACTGTGGAGCGCATCCGTGCCCACCTAGGCACTGGGTCTCCGAACACCGTGGTGCGCTGGCTGGATACATGGTGGCAAGGCTTGGGAGATCGAATCGCCAACGTGCCTGAAGCAGTCTCCGCACTGGTAGGGCAGTGGTGGACGCTAGCTTTGGATCATGCGCGAAGCCATGCCGGTGAGGCCATCGCTGCTGAGCGCACAGCCCTCCAAGATGCACGCAGCAGCTTGGAGGGCGACCGCCATGGCTGCAGGCCGAGCTCGCTCAGCTACGGGGTGAGACCGAAGCTGCCCACCAAACGGAACAGCTCGCGACGACCCGAGCTATTGAGCTGGAGCGCCTGGTCGAGCAACTCCAACGCCAGATTAATGAGATGGAGCGGCAGCGTGACACGGCGGTGAAGCGCATCACCGAGGCTGAGGAGGCACGGGAGGTGCTCCGGAGGCAGTGGTAACAACTCCAGGAAACAGCGAGGACCGAACGTGAAAATTTGATCCGTCACGTGCAAGCCACGGAAGACCGGGCCCATGCGGAAGTCGATCGCGCTCGGCAGGAAACGAGAGCGGCTCAGCTTGAACTGGCAACGCTTCGGAAAGAGGCTGCTACGCTCGAGCGCAAACAGATCGAGACAATCGAACGTGCGTAAGCCCAACAACAAGGGGTCGCCGACATAGAGCAGCCGCCGCATCCGCCTATGACATAAGATACATTATGCGAAATTGGTAGGATCGCAAAACTGCGACTCCGTTGGCTGTGGCTGTGGTTGACATCGTGGCTACCATCCAAGGCACCAAGCGACAAGGAAATCGCCGCATGAGCGACACCTACAACATCGACCGCCGACCGCCGTGTTGGGAAGCCGGCAAGCCGTGCCCGAACCACTGTGCTCAGGCGCATGCGCGGCACATCATCGACAACCACGTCGAATTGCATGGACCCTGGGCCGGCTGGCGACTTGCCGGCCGGGACCTCGTGGCACCAACGGGCGAACGGATACCCGAACGCCGACTACGCGGTTTACTGTGGCGTGCAGATGCTACTGACTTGCGTGATGCAGCGCGAGCCCGAAACAGGGCCAGAAAAGCGCGTCAGCAGTCGATGGTGAAAGTTGTTGTCGTGGACCTCGCGACGTGGCGGGATCGGCACTTCGGACGAATGGCCGGCTAAAGCGTCTACGCAGGGGCAAGCCCCTGCACCCCACAATGACCAGTGTACGTGTAGACAAGGGGGGAACCATGGAAGAGAGCGAAGAAGCACCGGCAATAACCGCAGGAAAACGACCAGAATACCTGCATGTGACAAAGCGCGAAGGATCGGGAATATGGTTAACGTTGATCGTAGGCGCATGCCTAGCAGCAGCGCTAGCAGGCGGTGCCAAAATCTACTTAGACACGGTTGCAGACTGGCAAAGCGCCAGGGATGACAAAGCAGCGAGGACAACCGCACAACGAAACGCCGGGAATGCCGCGTTATCTGCACAACAGATCGAAGACAGGGAACGCCTCATAGCTAAAATTCGCGCAGAACGAACAAAGCTCGATCAAGCAAATAGCGCAGAAAATGCGCGAGCAATAAAATGGATGTCTGACGGCGAAGTAAGGTGCATAAACGGAATGGTATTTAGGCGGATAAATGGCGGATGGGAAAACTTTCCTGGATCAAGTTGTAACTATCATTGATTACATTGCGAGCGTTGTAGCCGGCGTCGTAGTCTCACTTTTGTACGGCTTGTTTTCCGGGAACGATCCCAATGCCCTAGATTGGTGCGGAATTGATGCGCCACGAAGAGCCGCCGCCGATCCCGTCTGTGTCTCGCTGGCGCTCGTCACAGGCGGGCCGGCAGCGTCGTGTATGCGCTCTGTAGTTTGCACAGACTGTTGGCCGAGTTCGTCACCCACAGGCCAAGACGTCGCGATTATCTCATGATCCTTAGATCGCAGGAGCGCACCGTAGGCTGTGCGGTCCACATACCAACCCAAGGCCCAAAGCTGGGCGGTCGTAAATCTATCCAGAACCTGCCCTCCCCCGGTCGCGCGAAATTCAACAACATCGACAGCGCCGAAAGACCCCGCATAACGGGGGCGCGCGGATGCGGCAAGATCAACGATATAGCGGACCCCAGGCGGCAAATCCTTGTTCGTGTCGCGCTGCTTGACTGGACTAATCGGCGTGACCGGAATAGTAGATTGCTGAGGCTTGACAGATGGCAACGATGCGCGCTGCTGAGATACCACCTGTTTTACATGATTCACCTGCCGCTTTGCAGAATCAGGCAAAGCCGCGCCGGTAAAAAAGCGCATGATGAAGTAGATGCCGATGACTAGCGCCAGGATGATCGCAATCGCCGGCTTTTTCGCAGTCTGCCAAATCGTCCTCGATCCCGTCTTATAAACAGCATTGCCATCGGTACCGGGCTGTATGCCGTGATACAGGGGCCATATATCCGGATCGTAATTGCGTTTTTCGCTGCCGGTAAGTTCAAATTTACCAGCAACGGATGCAGTATAAAACCGGATGCTGTAAGCATTATCCTTTCCAAGTGCATCCAGCTTTGTGTACACATTTTTGCGCTGCATGCGGCGAATAACTGACCGATGCACCTCTTTGAAATCCTGAGTCATCAAGACCACATCGAGACCAATGTGTCCATGTTTCGCAAAGAAATCAGCGTTCGCCTTAGGAATCGGCGCACGGCCAGTCGGCCAATACTCGTGGACCTCATCAACTACGATCAATGCGCCCTTCTCAAGATGCGGGAAATGCAGTGACCCATCGGCCTGCGTGTCACAGACTAGCCACGCATGTACCTGATCGTCATCCATTACGATAAGCAGATCGCGCACATCATCGACAGGCATACCCAGGTATGCGGCTATCTTATCGTGGTCCAGGCCATTAATTCGCGCATATATGCGGCGCTTTGCTTTGATCGCTTCGACAATATCATACTTTACAGTTTCGTAGCTTTTTCCGCTACGTGGCTGCCCCTCTTTTCCGACGATCATAGTATTAGGTCCACTGGAATAGTGTTAAAACAATGCGCGTGAGTCGAAATATCAATGCAGCCGATAAGATTACAAATGATTCCGCCAGATGGAACGTTACAATTGCCCATTGCGCCCATGGGCCAGCATTTCCGAGTATCGAACAGACAGTGAGATTAGACAGGAAATCCAGCGCTGGAAGCGCGTAAAGTATGACGCGCACCAAATCCAGAACTGTGCTGACAACAAACACGACAAGATCGTGCATGAAATCTACGAACGCCTTCCAGATCGCGGCTATTTGGTCTGATAGCCAGTTTGTGATATCGCTGACAGGACCGGCAAAAGCATCACCCGCATATACAAAAATCAAGATTGAGATAATTATTATTATAACCTTACGATTTTTCATAGAAGCGCCCATCTGAATGCAACAGCGGACATAGCCGCGAGGAATACGTATCCCGCAAATCCCATGAGCGACCCTAGCGTACCGGAACAAAACTGGGATAAGTCGAATTTCCCCGCATACTGCCCACCGTCCCATGTCTCATTAGGACACTGACCGCCACCCGAACAGCCACCGAGAAATGAAGTAGCCGACTGGAATATCGGCGCACCCTGAATCTGAGACTTGAAATCGGAAAATACACTATCTACCGTATTACCACTCGGCTTATATAGATCACCAACTCCCTTGCCCGCTGGATCATTACCATCGCCCTTGTCATCGCCATTTCCATTTCCTTTTCCATTGCCGTTTCCACCCCCTCCATTATCGCTTCCATCTCCTTTACCGCCGCCCCCCGATCCATTAGATGTCCAAGTATTCACGTTGTAATTATTCGTAGCCCCCCCAGAAGATGATGAGCTAGTCCCCTGCCCTGACTGTTGCCAATTACCGCCATCGGATGGTTTTGTGTCCGGAGGAACTATATTCGCACCAAAAGGCGACTTTGTAGCGCCATCATTGCCATCAACTTTTGCACCAGTCTCATTTGGAGCCCAGCAGAATTTTTTGCCAGACGAAGATACCGCACATTGGTGCCCGTCCGGTGTTACACATTGCGTTAAATTCCCCTGCTTTACACAATCGTCTTTTTTGAGGATGCCTCCATCATTATCTGCATCATTACTCATCGTGCAACTCGCGCCCGTTGGAGACGACCCCGCCATCGAATAGTAAGTGAGGCCACCCGCTGTTTGCTTATCAGCGCTAGCAGCAGGCCCATACGCACAAGTATTCTGACAAGACCCACCATTACCGCCAGACGAAGACCATCCACTATTTAATGCGGGCTGAGACGCGCATCCTTCGGAATAGTAACGCCACATCGTCCTTTCGTCATCAACATATAAATCCAACTCATTTGATCCGTTATTTTTTATTGTGTAATGGTGAACACCCCAAACTGCGGGAGGATACGTATTAACAAAAGCCATAATCTGATCGTATGCCTGAGATACGGTACATGGTTCTCCCGTATCGGCACAGTACATAGCATAGGCTGATTCAGACAGAAGCGCTAGATACAATATTATTAATAATAAAGAATTTCGCAGTATTTTACGCATAACTATTGACTCGCCTCGTTCATGCCAAGCACCGCGCCATGCGCAGCAATTCCGCCTAAGAATGCAAACATCATACAAACCAACATGGCTCAATCCTCATTCCGATATTGATATTTATATTCCGTATCCGAATCCACATCGTCATCATCTGCATCATTTTCATAATCTTGGAAATCCGATTCTGCGGAATCCGTGAAAAATGACGATACTTTTTCCGTCATCCATCGCGCAAAGTCTGGCACTGACGCCAATACACCCGCGCCGACAATGGCAGAGACAGCAGCCAGGAAAGAGAGACCGACAAACACCTGACTGTAGTCAAACATTGAAGACGCCCTCAATAATCAATAATTGCATTACATTCCGGACAAAATAAATCCCCATCCGGTAGTTCGATTAAATCTTCACAGAAACACTCTGGACAAAAATCGTCCTCTTCATCATCTACAAATTCGTCTGAAATTTTTTCCGGAATTCTCATAAATACCTCAAAAAGATTGGGGAGGCATTGCCTCCCCTCCCCCGATGCCGTGCCCCGATTAACGGAAGAACGTCGCCACCTTGTTCGTCATCCATCGCGCGAAACCCGGTGCCGCTTTCAGTGCGCCAGCGCCAACAATTGCCGCAACGCCGCTGGTAACGGCCAGACCTGTCAAAATGCTGCTGAAATCCATGGTAAATCCTCTTTGAGTGAGTGTGTGCGGTGGTCAATCGCGTTCTGTAGAGACCATTTTCACGACAGCGCCGACAACGTACCCCACCACGTTGAGTGCAAGCACAAGGCCGAACGCCGCCGTAAACCAACTGCTGACAATCTCAGGCTTCGGCCATACAAAGATGTCAGCAATAACTTGCATCTGCGCATGCTCAGCAGAAGAGAGCAAAACATACCCACTGCACTGGTCAACAGCCTGATCGGTTTGCGCGAGTGTGCCGTCAGCATTGAGCGTTACGCAGATCGCCATGGGTTAACCCTTAGACGGCGGAGGAACAGCAGCAGCGGTTTCGCGTAGCGCAACACCGAGCGGCCACAACTTGATCCGCTTGAGCATCACGTCCCCGTATTGGCCGCTGCCATAGCTGTCTGGATGGATGACATAATCGCCCACCTGATAGCAGGGGCCATCGCCGAGTCCGACGTTAAACGTGGTTTCGTAGCCGCCACCAAGCAGGACACAGGCACGCTGTTCCCGGAATATCTGCGGCACTCCTTTGATGACGACACGACGCTCAATGATGCGATCATCTTTGACCCTCACAATAGACATGGAATTTCCCTCTTAGTTAAGGTTTCCCGCACATAGGCAGGTAGGTCGGCTGCCTTGCAGGCACGCTTGAAACGCGAGGGCAGCCCATCCCGCGCCAAGTGATTGACGACGAAGTCGCCGAATTGGTCGCCCAGCGCTTCGCGCAGGCAATGGAGTGTTGGCCCGACTTGCCGGTGCGCCCAGCGCACCATGGCTTCAGCGGTAGCTTCTACCGTGCGCTTCGCGATCTTGACGGCGGTAGCGACGCCCTGCCCTACTGTGGCAAGCAATCGGTCCATGTACGCGTAGGAGCCACGCAGATAGCGCATGGGATGCGTGAGCATTTCCAAAGGAAGTTCCGCATGCTTGCCGTACAAGCGCGCCTCATAGCGCACCCAAGGGGATTCGCAAACGCCTAGCTGCTTGCCCTTTTCATAGATGCAGAGTTGCTTATGACCTTTGCCGCCGACATAGAGCGTGGAGCCATCGCCGTTGCCGTGGTCATCCATAAACCGTGTCTTCGGCGGAGCGCCAGGGCCAGAGCCGAACAGCAAACAACCACCTGTATCAGACATGTTGGCGCGAGCCTGCGCTTCATGATGCCGCACTGTGCCAAGGACGCCGTCGTAGTCGTCATATGCGATATCGCAGCGCGTGATGCGAGCGCCGACAAGCTGCAAATTCACCTCAACATGACGCCAGTTGCGGATATACCTGCACGCAGCGCCGGACAAACTGACACACATCGTGTCGCCGTTGCCCTCGCAGCCGAATCTGCCAACCAACTCGCCGTTGGCGTCAATGATAGGCGCGCTACTGCGATAAAACTGCCATCGCTTCGCGTGGACCTGGCCCATGAACACGTCTCTCGGATCAAGGCCGAAAATCCACTGCAATAGGTAACGGAGGTTGAGCTTACGGGCCGCCTCTAGGCGATCCCGGTTGAAGACGACGGTCAAAAAGTCCACCGTCACCGCGTGCTGACGATCGCGTGCCGGCTGACCTTTTTGGCCCGTGTTACTCCCCGGGCCAACGAGCCCAGTATTTTTCACCGGTCCGTCCGGTGAAAATTCACCGAGCGCGCTCATGGAGTACCGCCCAAAAGATGAAAAGCTGTCATCAGGTGGGTGTGTGAGGGGGATGCCGACGACGGCACCGCAGGACGATTGCCGATGAGGCAGACATTACCCGTGTGCGGGTAAGGCGTTGCACGTAGGGGCTGAGCCCCTACACCCCGATCAAGGCGCGCGGATGCAGCCTGCATGCGGACAGCGACCCAGTAGTCGCCGAGAGTAACCAGATGACCATCAATCTCTATGAGTACGCCAGCAAGGTCGAACACGTCAGCGCGAGGTGTCGTCGGCACAGAGAGAAGGATGCGCTGCGTGCGCGATACAGTCGTCTTAGATTCACGCATTGCGATGCCCCCGGTTTGATGCATGACGGCGCGATGCACGCATACGCATCCGGATCAACCGCAGCAGCTTGTTACCGCCGAGGCGATAGACGCAGAGGAACAGAAGTCCCAGAAAGAATAACGTTGCCGATATCGGCTGATGAGATTGAGAAAGAAAATATATGGACAGCAGGAGAGTTATGTACCAGCGGATCACTTGTGTACCCCCGGAGATTCTGTCGTATCAGTCGTAAGGGTCATAGAACACCCCACGCTGATAAGCTAATGAACGCTGAAACTCGCGCTTAGCCTCTTCGGCCATCACGTATGCGCGGTACTCAGCCTGAAGCTTCGCTGCATAGCGCTGATCCATCCAGCAAAAGATGCGGATCACGCCAGCGAGGAAAAAGAGAATGGAGAAAACACCTAGTGCGGCGAGAAAAACAGCCATCATTATTAATTACCCCCAAAAAAGGGCGCGTTATGCGCCCTTCCCCTTAGCCAGCTTTACAACAGGATTCGGCTCTAAAGGCAGTTGGTCGCCCGATGCCGGCTTTGCCGGTTTGAGTTTTTGAGCAGCGAAGCATGCTGCAAGTATCAGACGCGACACCTTCGACTCGCCCAACTCGGCGAACTCTAATGCGGCGCGCTGCAACTCAACGATGCGTGGCTGGATTGCCTTATGTTGATCGAGATTCATGCGACCACCTGCTGCGGTACACGACGAATCTGCAACATCGTAGGCATACGCATGCGGCGTTCTTCGGCGGCATGCACTTGATCCCGGTGGGCCTTCGCTGCTTCCAGAGAGCAGAACAGACCGACAAGAAAACGACGGCCTTTGACACGGTAGAAAAGTTCGTACTTATCCATCGCAAATCCCCGTACCCCTACCCGTTGAACCCAGACACCCTCGGGGGTGCGAGGGGCTGGGTGGACACCATATGGCGTCCATTAGGAATGTACACTAATCGGCGTCCACATGGAATCCTTTTGGCGTCCAATATGCACATAAATACACTTATCGAACTATGCGTTCAGCGTGCAGTCAGGAAGAGCGTGCGTGGTCTTGCCGAGCAACTGGGCATAGGCCACAGCGTGATGAACGACTGGCGGCGAGGATTAAAACCAGTCCCAGATGAGCGCATACGGCAACTCGCGAAATTCGCAGGCCAGGACCCAGGCGTGTGGCTATTGCTCATCCACTCAGAACAGGATGAAGGCGACCTGGGCAGAGAATGGGCGAAGCTTTACAAGCGGCTGGCCAGCGCCACGATTGCACTGATTATCTGCATCGGGACCGCCCTGCCCGATCACGCAAAAGCATCACAAATTCAGTCGTTTACGCCCGTGCCGAACGATACATTATGCGAAATTGGCAGGATGGCGGCAGATCGCGAAACTGCGACTCCGTTGGCTGTGGCTGTGGTTGACATCGTGGCTACCATCCAAGGCACCAAGCGACAAGGAAATCGCCGCATGAGCGACACCTACAACATCGACCGCCGACCGCCGTGTTGGGAAGCCGGCAAGCCGTGCCCGAACCACTGTGCTCAGGCGCATGCGCGGCACATCATCGACAACCACGTCGAATTGCATGGACCTTGGGCCGGCTGGCGACTTGCTGGCCGAGACCTCGTGGCACCAACAGGCGAACGGATACCCGAACGCAGGCTACGCGGTCTGCTGTGGCGTGCAGATGCCACCGACTTGCGCGACACCGCCCGCGCCCGGAACAAGGCCAGAAAAGCGCGTCAGCAGTCGATGGTGAAAGTTGTTGTCGTGGACCTCGCGACGTGGCGGGATCGGCACTTCGGACGCATGGCCTGCTAA